CTCTATAGTAAAGTAACATGGCTTGATCCCACCTAGTGCCCATACCGGCATAAATGCACGGGACCTAGGGATTTTAAGGTCTGTCTGTACACTGTACAAGATTTTGTTGGCTTACTTGAGCCACACTACTTTCTTCGCTTCGAGAAGAACTTGTTGGACATGTTGTTCACCAAACCAGACACGTCTGGATCGAGTTGCCCCATGCCACTAATCTCCCTCGCAATAGCGCCAAGATTGTAGCTAGTGCCAGGTATGCCAACAAAATCAGCTGGCGATGGCAGAAAAGACTGCAATGCCTTCTCGCCGTCGGTGTATGGTTGAAAACGTGTAGTGCCTACCGATCCAGGGACGGGTGAGGCTCGCCCGCCCCCGGTTTGTCAGGCCCGAAGCACTGTCATTCCCCCTTGAGTCACAGGCTCCAACGATTTCTTGTCGTGTTCACCTGGCGGGTGGTTACCGACCTTCAGCGACCTTGCCATCGAATGTAGCAATGATCCTGGCGTAAACCTTGCAGCACGGTGAACGTTGAAGTTCATCTCGTACGTGTTGTTCCGATTGGTGGTCGCACTCACAAAGTTGTCAATGAGGACAAGAATCGAACACATAGCGGGAGCACGGATAGCTTCGTACCAGCTGGTATCAGTTTCAAACTTCATACTCCTAACGAAATCTGCGGGATAACAATTGGACTGATGCACACTGCACAGGTCGTGACCAGAGTAGGTCACTGTGCGTGGACTGTCTCGTATCATCTCGCAAATTCGTAAGATGTTTTCAACATGAGGCAACGCTGGATTGTCTGCGCCTCCGTTCTCGTCTCGATTTAGAGCGAGTCCTCCATTGTAGCGCATTACACGTACGAGGCCTCCAACCTCGAGTGCCGCGCTAATGTTACGCATCCTCAATGAGCCCCTTAATGGTATAGACTCAACACGTCTTGCTGGGTCAAGCTGGGTGGCAGCGGAGTTGCCATCCATGTTTGCCGCCAAAGTGCTGGTCGATGTCACCGTTGGGCCAAAGTCTTGAAATTGAACGCAAGAAATGGTCTGTTCTAGCAACTCAAGGGCACTACCATTTTGCACCATGTGGTACGCGCGGGCAATAGATGCGTCGCTCGCACCTGGATTGAAAATGACTAGCACAGAGTTACCTGTGTGACTTCCCATTCCGCCAGCTGCAAGACCGTAATCGCCTGATGCCATGGCGCTACCGACAATGGTATCGGAGCTATGCCCCGTCACAAGCGTGGCTGGGCCCACTGTCGATGACACAACGGCTGACTCTGGTTTCTGCACAAATGCGTCGTAATACCCTTGCCCTCGTGGAGCGAACTGAAAGGACTTCAGAGCCCCCTTCGTGAAGAGGTCTTCTTGGTCCTGCAATTTCTTCGGGATAGAACGCATCTTGGCAACTTGATGCATACTGCTCTGCGCTTGAGCTGCCGCTTTGTCTCGGAGGGACTGTTGACGGCGCGCTTGCGCAGTTGCGTTGCTGATGTTGCCTTTGTTTCCATTCCCTGACGGCATGATGTGCCAACTCTAGCAGCCCAGCTGCTGCGTAGTTGAACAGTATACACTCAATGGTTGTAAGATCAATTGATCTGTAAAGAAGTTTACAAAGCTCTTTTCTTGGGTGCTTTGTTTGCTACATGAGCGGGGTCGCAAATACCCGCGCACCAAGGTGCGTGCTGCTCTAATGTGGAGCCATCACTAAGGCAAACATGAATCATGCAAACAGGTGTACAACATATTTGAACAGAAAGATGCACCTCTACAGGGTACACACCGTTCCGTTAAACTTGAACAACTAACTATGTGGGTTAACCAACTCGCATGTGAACAGAAAGATGCACCTCTACAGGGTACACACCGTTCCGTTGGACGTGACACATTCTGAACAGAAAGATGCACCTCTACAGGGTACACACCGTTCCGTTGAACTGCATCACGCGCAAGTTGGCCCACGGGTGAAACAACTAACTACTGCTACACCACATAATCCATGTAGCCTTCACATACTCCCACGTTCTTGTATTCGATGCCAAACTCTATTGCAATCTTGTCAAGTTCTTCGACAAATTCAGGGTTGTGCCTATGCACACACGCAATACTTGCAAAACGCTGTGGGTTGTCTGTATCATTAGTACATGTATTGTACAAATTCCAGAGACACTTCTCCGTATTTTGAAAGTACGCGATGGCCTTATCAAGATCGAACTTGTGTGAGGTGAAGTTGGCAATGCCAGTGTTCTCTTCAACTTCTCTAGACTTAAAGCCAAAAGGTATCAACGCTGTGGCGTCGAAACCTGTGGCCGCAACAAGATCATCTGAGAGGTTTATATACCTGGTGCAGCCACCAATATGCGCAGTGACACCGCGAACGTAGGTATTTTGGCTGGTGGTGCTCAGCTGGCCTGATGTTGTAATTCCAAGTTTCTTGCACTCCCAAATAACTTCGCCATTTGAGATTACATGCCTGGACAACACATGGCTGTACAATTCCACCAACCTGCTCAAATCCTTGTCCTCGATGAACATTGAACGCCGTTGACCATCACCTTGAATAAACTTCTCATCTACAGAGAAGTCGAAGGCTGACACATCGCTTGTAACGTTGTTGTACAAGCCTTGGTTAAGCATGGCATCAACCACCCTCTTTACGCCGTTGTCATCATGACCAAGGCCGAGAGCGGCGAAATCACACACTCCAAGCTGATAAGACTCAATGAAGTATTCATTGTCGGCCTTATGGAGGAGCCCCTGAACGGTCATGTCGATAACACTGGAAACCCACAACAACCTATAACGTTCTTCCGTCATTTTCTTAGGTGCATGGACCTCGTTCTTCATTTCGACCATTTGAACGTCCTTAAGGCCGTACTCCACAAGGCCGACAGCGTCAAGCTTCACGATGTCCTCGCCTGCAACAACCAAACCAAGCAACCTCGTTAAGACGATTTCAATCAAGTCTGAGGTCTCTTTCTGAGCCCAGCCTCGCTTGTTTCGCTTGTTGAAGCGTGTAGACACTCCGGC